TCTTTCTTGGATAGCCCAACTTCACGCAAGGCTTGTTCCAAAACTTTTAAATCGGCTGTGCCATCAGGTCGGAAATATTCCAACTTGCTTACTTCAGCCATTGGGTTGTTCGGGTACATCACTACGGATACTTCGCGCAAACCACCTTTGGTAATTTGGAAATACGCTTCATCAGATTGGTCGGGTTCGCCATCAGCATTTACCATTTGGTATTCATCGGCGTATGCACCAACGGAAACACCGCCGAACATGGCGGGGCTTTCTTGCATAATTTTGTAAAGGTCTGAACCCATTGTTGTGTTTGTGTACAAACGCCCTTCGGCTTTCATACCAACATCGTCAAACTCAAATGCAGTCCATTCACCAACGGGGATTGCATCGGCATCGTGATTTACAAACATTGGTAGCGGGCGACCTGATTTAGAAAAATCTTCAGCCCATTGCATGAAACCTTCGGGTTGGTAGTTAAAGCGCCTACCATCAGCGCCTTCACGCGCACCCCAAGTAGTTACAGTTGCTTCAATTTTTCCTGTGCTTTCGCCCTGCTTTTCCAAAACTAGTTTGGCTTCGCAAACCATCATCAGGTTTTTTACGGTCATAGATTACCTCATCGATTTTTGTTCGGTCGATGTCTTGTATTAACTTAGGTGGTCGCCCTCTTTTCGGGGGCGGTTCTGTATTTGGCTTATATGTTGCCAATGATGCTATCACAAGTCGAAAAATATGTGACACTTTATTTTTACTTGCCGATATTCATTTTGCGCGTTTGGTTTCCACCGCCACCGCCCGTATCTTGGGGGGATGTGCCCGTAATCGGTTTATCTTTCCCACCCTTATCAATCAAATCATCAGCACCATCGATATTGGGCATACCCAAATATTCACGCGCTTCGTTGGGGGTCATAATTCCGTTACTAACGCCCGCGGTGGCAAAATTCATTTGGTCTAATGGTGCGCCTTTTAAGAAATTGCGCGTATCAAACTCAATAGACAAATTGGGGTAGCCAACAAACAAATGTTGCTTTAATTTTTGCTGAATGTTAATTAAAGTTGGGTACATGGTGGATTTATAGAATTCATCCATCATGGTTTGCGTATTGTTGTACTTTGATTCGCCAATACCAATCATTGCGGGTGGTACGCCAAACAAACCGCAAATACGCTTCATGGTTTGTTCTTTCAATTTAGCCGCATCGGTATCTTGCAAGGTAAGCATATCCAAAGGCGTGTATTTCATGCCTTGGTCCAACAACATACCTTGACCCGCCTTGCTTGGGTCACTTGGGCGGCTAGAAACCATTGCCGACCATGCTTCTTTCAAACGGGCGGCGATTTCTTTGTATTTGGCATCAGGAATAACTTGTTCGCTAGTAAACATACCGCTTGGCTTTGCGCCATTTTGCATGATGTAGTTTGCGTAAAGGTCAATATCTTGGTCTAACGAAACTAATTCAGCCGCCAAGATGCCTTTGTTAAAACCCGCAGAACCTTGCCAGTTCATTTCCTTAATGTGCATCACTTGGTTAAAGTTCAGCGGTTCATCACGGTTAAAACCGTAACTTGGCGTACTTAAACGGTACGATGGGTAACGGGCAGGGGTGATTGTTACGGCAATTAGGGTTGAATCCAAAAGGTACATTTCTAACGGGGTTTCCGTTGTACTCTTTTGGTCTTTACGCCACCAAAGGGTAAATGCTTCGCCCGCCAATTCGTACCACATCAACCATTGATACCAAAATTCGTAGGTGCTTTGAAAATGGTTAGGTTGCGCCAAAAGGTTTGCCACTTGCTTGGCTTTGGCCTTATCTCGTGCGCCTACCAAATCAGATTTAACGGCATCAACATAAGTGCCATCTTCGGATTGGCTAACCACGCGAATAGGCAGTTGTGACAATGCACGGGCTTTTGCCGCCACGCAAGCCATGATGGTGGAATTTCGGGTAAGTAGCGACATATCCACGGGGCGACCCGCGTTATTAGTCGCGCCTGTGGTTACATAAAGAATTTGGGTGTTGACATTTGGGGCTTGTTTAGAACCCTGATAAACGATGTTATTACCTAGCGCCGATTGACCAAATAGCGTATTTGATTCGTTTTTTTGGTCTTTATTGCGCTTGAAAATATCAAAAATAGCCATGTTTTTACCCAATTTCCTGATGGTTTACCATTCAAAACTTCTAAACCCAAATGTATCAGAAACAAAAACATTGTCCAGATGGCAATGCAAAGCCATAATCATCGCAATAATTCCGTCAACTTTTGCGGATGTATCGGCTTCATTCTTGCGAACTTTGACATTTCCGTTTACATCCGTGTAAACCTCCGCGTTTGCCAATTGCCAACCAACAAACGGGTTGCCATCGTGCATGATTCCCTTTTTCAGAATCAATTGTTCAGCGGTTTTAGATGGGTTGGAAAGAACCGCCATACCTTGCCCAACTTTCTTTACGGGTAAACCCTCAGCATAAAGATTAGCCACCAATGACGCGGCGTTGTACGGGTCGTATCCGATTTCTTTAACATTGTGCTTAATACATTGTTGCTTAATGTAGGTTTCCACTTCGTTAAGGTCGGTCACATTACCTTGGGTCAATCGCAATATGCCGCTTGCATGGGCTTGCTGAAAAATTGATTTATAGTGATTCGGGATTAGGTCTAAACTTTCTTCGGGTAAGAAAAATTGGAATTCTGCATAGAACTTTTCTTCCGAATATCGGTGCAAAGTACATACCGCGTTCAAGTCGCGGGAATATGCCAAGTCAAACGCAATAAATGTTGATTCGGGTTTATCTTCAGGCATCGGGCAAACTGAATCATCCCAATATCGGCGGTCAACCCATGCGCTATTTGCTGAAACATAAATGTTCAGTTGCTTGCATAAAAATTCATTAAGGCTTGCGGGTTTAGATTGCGCTTCGTGCGCCATGTGCCTAATGTGTTCGGTGGTCACGGAAATGCCAAGCATGGGATTTGCCTTTGCCCATGTTTCTTCATTAGACCATTCATCGCCCGCATCGATGGAATACAGTAAACCAAACCAACGGTAGTTATCTTCAGCCGCACCGCGTAGCACCGTTCTAAGGTGGTTCAAATCTTCGTAGAACTTGGTTTCTTTGGTAAACGATGCGGTAGTTAGGTACATCCGTAGCGGGTTCTTACGCGCACCCATACCCGAATGTAAAACCTCGATACTGGACCGTTCTGTAATCTGCGCCGCTTCATCAATCATTGCGCACGATGGGTTTTTACCGTCACCCGTTTTTCTATTCTCACGGGACAAGGCACGGTAGGTAGAAGTCGAATCGCCCGCCTTCTTTAGTTCGCTTCGGTAAACAATAAACTTTTGCTGAAACTCCGCCACCATATTTTCAATGATGGCCTTGGATGAATCAAAACAAATGCTTGCTTGTTCCCTGTTGGTCGCCAATGTAAATACTTCAGCACCCGCATCGCCAAACTGTAGTTCATACAAAGCAATGATTGATGCCAAAGTTGTTTTGCCTGATTTCCGCGGCACAAACAAAATTACATCAGTTACCCAACGAACGGTTCTATCTTTCCTATCCCTGAACCCATAAATGGCGGCTAGGAACATAACCTGAAAAGGTTGCAACGCAATAGGCTTACCCGCTTCAGCGCCTTTAACATGGCGGCAAAACTTGGCAAACTTTAGGATGTGTTCGGCTTTTTCGGGTACGAATTCATAAGGCGCATCCCGCCGTTCCACCATATCTAGGAATCTTTGGGCGGCTAACTTTACATCTTCGCAAGCGGTTATGTCGCCAAGGGTTACGCCCCTAGCGTATTGGAAAGCGGGTTCAAGCAGTTGCGAATAACTCATCTACTTCGGATACCTTATTTTTAATCTTTGGGCGACCTCTTGCCACTAACGCTAGTTCGGCAAGAATCTTTATCGCTTTATCCATAGATTCTGTTCTTATCTTGTAATACGGGCTTGGCGCATCACCCGCGTTGTAATGATAAATCGCGCCATTTTCCTGTAACCCAATGTGCGCTTCAATCAAAGTGTCAACCGTCAGAACTAACGAACCAACTAGCAGTTCATCAGATGCAGTTAGCGCACCAGTCGAATTTTCAACTTCGTTTCTGATGGCGGTTTCAAATGCGTCTGCGTTCCATGTGGTCGGATTACGCAAAAACGCAATAATTTGTTTGGGTGCTTTTTTCATTTTTTTATATTAAACGCTTTGTTGTACTTTAGCAACCTTATAACCCCCCCTAACTTTGTATCTCTACAGAAAAAGCCCCGCGCTTGCTTTTGAACCAACCCCAAATTTTTTAGTTTTTGAAAACAAAAGGGCTACTGTTCTTCCCGCGTGTGGTGCAAATGCAACATATACGCGTAGTCGTGCTTACTGTAGTCTTTCACCCCGTCTTGGGCGTAGTGCCTGTAGATGCCCTGCTTTTCTAGCCCTGATTTTTGGCTATGGCAATTGTGGCAAAGCGATTGGAATATGTTGTGGCTAAACGCTTGCGCACCTATATGCTTCCATGCAAACAAGTGGTCGATGTGCTTTGCCGCGGTCACTATCCCACGCGCTAAACAACCTTGGCATAGGGGTTGTTTGCTTATTTGTGCGGCCCTAATGGTTTTCCATAACGGGGTTTGGTAGGCGCTATCCGTTTCACGGGTCGCCATGTTATCCATTCCCCCATGATTTAAGCAGTAGGTGTTAAGCCTACTTCTTGGGTTCTTGCATCCCAACTCTGAACACTTTTGGTTCGATGGCATCGTTGGCATATTCTTTAAATCCTGATGCGTGTGCGGCACGGGCTACCTGTAGTGCCTTGGCCTTGGTTGGGAATGGCCCTTTACTACCCCAATACCATCCCTGTTGTGTCTTGCGTATGGGCATATCAGTTTAGGAATCGTAGTTTGTAAAGGGTGCTATTGATTAAATTAGCAATGTTATCTACTTCGTTTTGCAGTTCGCTATCCTGTGGAAAGTTAGGCGCACGGCGTAGGGTTGCTACTTCATCTTTAAGGTATGTAAGGTAAACAACGGGGTCGGTTGCGGGTAATTCGTATTCGGCTTTGTATTTTGTAAGCAAACCGTATTTGCCTTGGAACGCTTCAACGAATGAATCAACCAAATCGCCTATTTCTTCGTAAAAAGCGCCCAAAGCCATGTGTTCGGCATAACTTGGGGTTTGAAAATGAAGAATATGCGCGTTTGTAACGCTATGCAATAGGCATTGAACGAATTGCATTACGGGATCATCTTGCGTACTTTGTACGGCTTCGGCACGGAATTTAACCATCATAGTCCTTCAGGTAGTGGAACATCGGTAGGCCATAAGCCCAATGCCTGTAATTTTCGCACCGTTTCTTTATGTGCCGCAAGCCAAATCTTTTGCCGTTCGGCTTTGTCCAGTTTGCCGCCTTGGTCGATTTCCATGTGACATGAATAGCACAAACTTGCAATCAGATTATCGTCTGCACGAATACCACGGCCTTTACCGCCTTGCCAGTTTGTGTGTGCGGCTACCACCGTGCCATCGTCAACCCCGCAATGTTGGCATGGTATTTCGCGGGCATGGCGCAAAAGGGTTTGGCTACGAATGTATTGGTGTTTCGGAAATCGCATTTTTATTCAGTAAATAGGCCCAAATTGTGCCGCCAATAACTTTAGCAACAAATTGCATAATAACAATTTCAGGCATTAAAGCGCCAAAAGCAATGGTAGGAAAAGCAATTGAATCAACCGCCGCACCCGCAATATTGGATGTATTTGAACGCTTAAACCAAGTTCCTTTAACTTTGGTAAAAACCGCCCAATCAACCAATGCCGCCAAAGCAAATGATGATGCTGATGCAATAGCAATCATCCCTGCTGATGGATTAAGCGCATAGGTTAGCAAACCTGTACCCGCAATTAAACCGCCCATTTGCCAAAACTTTAAGCGAACATGAAGCCAATCACGCAAAGCCAAATCTAAGCCAATAAACAAAAATGCGTTAATTGGGCTAATTGATGAGCCAAAAGTAGCCACTAAAAGGTTTGCAACGGTCATTGCCGCGGCGTATGCAATCAAAGCCAAAATCATAATAATGTTTCCTGTTCCATTGGTTGATAAAAATTCCATCGTGATGGCGCGTTATGAGCCTCTATGCGTGAACGCATAACTTGCGCCCTTGCTTCTTTGGTGGGTGGCAAATAATTGCCGTGTTTCCAATGAACATCAATGCCAACATTCCTACCAATATTGGTGCTATCAGCAGATGCAAATGGCAATTTGGTAAAAATAGCGGGGTCTAGCATCCTTAAACCGTGTAATTTGCAAGCAGGACGGCCCATATCATCGCAAATAAGGCGCATTGCTTGGCCCATTTTGACCCACCATTTAGCAGTTCCAATTGTGCTGAATTCACCCGAACTACCGATACAAACCCGAACATAAGTGTTTGCTAGTTGTTCAAGCCGTTCTAATGATTCGTGCATATGCCAAACGGGTGCGCCGTACCATGTAGGTAATGGGCAATCGCGTAAAAGTGCATCGTTATCTGCTTCAGTACCATCAATTACATCAGGAATAACTGCAAAGTCGCATGATGGAACGCGTTTTAAATCTAATGCCCAATCGTAAAAGGGTTGCCAATCCTTTACCGCTTCGCCTGATTTCCACGCTGAAAAAGCGCCGTTATCAAGTGCAAATGATTGAGCCACTTCAATTGCAACACCAAGTTGCCCCTGATGTGCATACGATATAAATGCGTGACCACATTCAATTGCTTTTACACAAGCGGTTGATGGGTTAATAACTAAACCGTGATAGTGAATCATTTAATTTCAACCACTAGGTTGCCGTTTGATTTAATGTAATCGCGGGTTTTTTGTACCAACCGTTCAAATTCAGCACGGGTTATGCTTCCCTGTTGCAAATCAGCATATTCGATTAAATCCCTGATGGCTTGGATGCCAACACCGTCTAAACCCATGCGCATGGTTTCTTGATAGCGCATAGCGGATTTGTGTAGGCTTTCTTGGGCTTTTTCGCATACGGGCAAAACTTCAGGGCCAACCCCGTTTTTCCCAAACATTTCCGCTAGGTTTAACAAATCAACAAGGGTGCGCCAATCCTGAACCGTACCGCTACCCCTAATCATTGAATCCAAGGCGGCATATTCAGTAAATCGTAATTTGTCCAATATGTGCCTTGGCGTGATTGATGCGCCAATAATTCCATGTGCTATTGGGTCTAACAATGCCCAAATCTTACGCTTAGTTCTTTTTCGCATTTTTGCGGTTTTGTTGTAGATTTTTACCTGTGATTCGCTTATTCCAACAAGTTTGGCAAATCCACTTAGTTCCCATTTCAATCCCACCTTCGGGCGGTTTGGCGGTTTCGCATTTGGTGCATAACTTGAATTTATTAGTTGAAAAGTTAGCGCCTAAATCAATCTGCGGCATCATGCTTTAACCCAAACATAAATAACCCATGCCCAAAATGCGGCAAGCATTAAAAACATGGTTGTTAAAACTACTTTGTTGCTCATGGTTCTTGCGCCCTTTCGTTTTCTTCTTTGATGTGTTCGCGCAACTTGTTAATGCCAACCATTTCCAAATCGGCAAACTGTTCTTCAGAAATCAGCGCCATTACTTCTACGCCTTCAAAGATAACGCTTTCGATGTTTTCAAAGTACGGCCCATGTTCATCTTTTTCGTATGTCATACGGCAAGTAACGGTTTCATCGCCCGCGCCTGTGGTGGCGTTAAAGGTAAATTCGTAATCGTTCATAACGGCGCATCCTCAAAGTTATCGGGGTTGAACTTAGGGCGTTTGTTGCCCTTATCTTTGGGGTTTGGAAATGGGGGAAATGGCCACATGGTTTTGCTTTCTAAAAGACCGTGATGTAACGGCATAGCGCAAGTATAAGCGGGCTTATTATCTTTTTCAACAAACTGTTTACTCCGTTGCTTTTACGCCACTTCGTTCATTAGCCGATTCGGTGCGCCAAATTTCAGATTTCATTTGAGCCGCGGCCAACATCCACTTCAAACTTTCTTCTTGCTCAATGGCTACACTCAACCCTTGCAATAATTGCTGATATTCGGGGTGCGCATAGGCTTCGCGTTCTTGGCTAACCGCGCTTTCGTAACCTTTTTCCATTGCTTCTTTCATCAATAAGGCTTTTTTGGTCTTTCGGAATTCTTCCAAGTAAATGCGTTCGGCTTTTGCCTTGGCGTACTTGGGCGCGTTTTCCATGATGTATTCGATGGCTTTGTAAGGTGCGTTCATCAGATTACCCCAATCATTCGTAAAGCGGCTTCAGGGCTGTCGATGCGGCAAACGGTACTTCCATTCCAACTTTCAAAAAAATCGGCTTGTAGGCCCGTTAAACGCTTTTTAGCCCCATCTTTACATTCCATTAGAAAAGTATGGCCGCGATAACCTACCAATAGATCAACGGGTAGGCCAATAATCCAAACATACGCACCCGCGGCGCGTAGTGCACTAACGATTTGTGTTTGGTTTGCATCAACCCTTGCGGCGTATCGCATTTGTTTCCCTTTGTGCGTTCATTCTTCGCTTTAAATCATCAGCGGCGGCTTGCCCGCGTTTGGCGGCAATGTCTTTAATGATTTTGTTCCACCATTCAATCGCTTCGCCCTTACCTTCTTCCAATTGCTTTTTGCGGTAACGGGCAATCCATTCCCGCGCTTCGCAATCTTTAAAGTGTTCCATGTCCATCAATGTCGCCAGTTAATTCCAAGGCTTTGAGAATCACCCATTGCGGGTAATGCACTCCATCGCGCACCCTGTCTAAAATTCTCATTGCCGTTTCGTATGTCATACAAACAAAAGTTGTTGTGTTTTAACAGAACCGCCCGCATCGTAGCGTTTTGATTCGCCTTTAGGGTATGGCAATACGGCATAGGTTAGTTCGCTTGCCAAACGCTTTTTTAAGCCCTTGCTTGCCGCAAAATAAACATAACGATGTTTACGCGCCCGTTCAACAAAGTAAACATTTTCTTCGCCGTACTTTTCAATCACTTCGGCATTGGTCATTCCATGTGCGTATGTTGTGTGATGCAAATGTTCTAAGCCTTTTACCTTTGGGTCTTTAAACTTGGAACTTAGGCCCGTGTAAATGAAATTTGTGGCTTGGTAAACATAACCTACATGGCCTTGGTCAGAATCGGCATACGAAACCACAATGCTAGGCTTGGGCAACATATCCATCGATTTAGCAACTAACTGCGATGCTATGTTTTTTTCATTTAGGCAAACTAATCGGTTTAATTCAATCACATTATCTTGCCATTGCTTGCCGCATACACCTTGCCGCAGGGTAGAACTTGCCGATGTGCCGTATGTCACAACCCCAACCAATTCATCATTGATGTAAGCGCCAAAGGCATACGAAATTGATGGCATCCGTTTGGCATAGTGTTTTTCAAGTAACCACGGTTCGGTTTCAAAAGTATTGATGGGCAGAACTTTCATTTGTACCCCAATGCTTGCGTAATTTGGGTATGCAGT